CACAGTTAAAGGTAAATGAAATAGTACAACAATCCGGATCTAACCTAACATTAGGTGGGTCTGGAGATAATATTGTATTAGGCTCTGGTGCCACAACTGCGTTTGGTAAGATTGGTCAAGTGGTACAAACATCACTTACAGCTAGTGATTACTTTAGTTCAACATCATCATCTCTTGTAGAAATTACTGGAAGTCCAGCTTTTAACGTTTCTATTACTCCTACAAGCACCTCTAGTAAAGTTTTAATTACTGGTCATGTTTCGATAGGATCTGGAACTGGTGCAAGAGTAGGTATTCAGTTAAGGAGAGGAGATTCTACTATTATAGGTTCTGCTGATGCTGCTGGAAGCAGACAAAGAACAGTATCTGCTATGAGGCAAGGCGATGGTAATTATGCTACTACACTTACATTTAATTTTTTAGACAGTCCAGCTACAACTTCTGCTGTTACTTACAAAATATTTGGTATGGCAGAGGGTTCAGAAACACTACAGGTAAATAAAGGAAATGGTGACACAGATAATGCAACTGTTTTTAGATCAGCTTCAACACTGACAGCAATGGAGATATTACCATGACCAGTAAACTAAAAGTAAATTTAATTAATGATGCAGGTGATAATAATATTATCACATCTGATGGCTCAGGTAGCGTAACTCTTGGTGCCGCTTTTCCTGCTGTTGGTAAAATTGGTCAAGTAGTAAACACAACTAAAACAGATACATTCTCTACTACATCAGGGTCATACACAGACGTAACTGGTTTAAGTGCAGCGATTACTCCATCAGCTACATCAAGTAAAATTTTTGTAAACCTTTCACTTTACATAAGTGGAGATACACAAACAGCTAATAATTTTGTTAAACTTGTCAGGGATTCAACAGACTTACAAGAAACTGTTCTAAGAGTACCACAAGAGGGTCAAGCTGTTTATAGATTATATAATGTTTCAATGACAGATTTTGATAGCCCCTCTTCGACATCAAGTTTAACATTTAAAGTACAAGCACTAACTAATTCAGGAACTTTGTATGTAAACAGAGCTGCTAATCAAGGTGGAGTTTCAGCAACAACAACAGCAACTTTAACACTTATGGAGGTACTGGCATAATGGCACTTAATACATTACCCGCAGGAGCTTTTGCAGATGATGCGATTACTTCTGATAAAATTAATTTAGCTAACACATTTGCTTTTACTGGTACTGTTACTGGTGCTAGTGATATGGTGAAAATAGCTACAACTACAGTATCTACAAATGTTAGTTCTGTAGATTTTGAAACATTAAGCACAGATTACAATAATTTTATTGTACACATAGGAGGTGTTGAACCCTCTAATAATGGTTATACTTTAGCATGTAGATTTAAATTAGGTGGTTCATATCGAGATGGCTCTGGTGATTATTCAAATTCAAGACAAAGAATCTATCAAACTGGTGGTTCTACATGGACTGATAGTGCAAATGGTTTTACAGGAACAGGAGGTAATACTTCCTTAGGTATTAATAGCTCTGGAAATGGTTATGTAGAAACTGGCACTAATATACAAGTGTTATTTTATAATGTTCATAGCACAACTAAAGGTAAAAGTTTTGTAGCTAACTCATGGGGTGGCTCAGATAATCAAAATTCTCATAATCAACTATGTGGTGTTACTTATACTGGCACTTCAAGACTGACGGCTTTACAGGGAATAAGGTTTTATTTTAGTTCTGGTAGTGTAGCTAAAGGAACATTTACACTATATGGAGTAAAAGCATAATGAAAAAATATTTAAATGGAATTTTAGTAGATGCTACAGCAGAAGATATAGCTCAATATAATAATGACCAAGCAAACGCACCAACTGAGTTTAATATTAAAATGGAACAGCTGAGAGAAAAAAGAAATATGTTATTAAAAGAAACAGATTGGTGGGGTGCCTCTGACAACACCATGACAGACGCACAGAAAAAATATAGACAAGATTTAAGAGATCTCACTACAGGATTAGATACAGTAGAAAAAGTAAACTCAGTAATTTGGCCGACTAAACCAGGGTCGTAATAAATGAATTTTGCGAGATTATCATTCGCTGAAGCCCCTTTCTCTGCGGAAGGTGGAACTAGTATAGCATTCGCTGTTACTGGTCAAGCTCTTACTACTACATTAAATAGCGTATCAGTTGACGTAACTACTGGTGTTGCGATTACTGGCCAAGCTCTTACTACTACATTAAATAGTGTAACTGTATCAGCTCAAGGAGAGATTGTAGCTTCAGGGCAAGCAATTACTGGATCTGTAAACGATGTTGTAGTAGCAGGGCAAGCTGTTATAAGTGAAACAGGATTTGGTTTAACTTCAACGTTAGGAGATGAATCAGTAGCTATTAATATAGCAATTGCTCAATCAGGTCAAGAACTAACTTCAACTTTATCTGATGAAGTTGTCGTAGGATCTGCAGTAGTTATAGAAACAGGAGTTCAAGGAACTACAAGTCTAGGAAGTGTAGCTGTTCAGATACCAGGTGATGTGGCTGCAAATGGACAAGAAGCTACAGTTTCTCAAGGAAATGAAACTACGAGCGGTTCAGCTTTAGTCGTTCCTAAAGGAATAACTCAAACATTTACTGTAACTGTTGTATCTACTGGATCAGGTAATAAATACGTTATTGACGGAGTACAACAACCTACTCTTGAACTAGAAGAAGGTAACACTTACATATTCGATTGGTCGGCCGCTACAGGGCATCCTGTTAGATTTTCTACTACTAGTGGTGGAACTCATAGTGGAGGTAGTGAATACACTACAGGGGTTGTAAAAGATGATAGTGCTTATAAAACAACTATAACTGTTGCCGCTTCTGCTCCTACTCTATATTATTACTGTCAATATCACTCTGCTATGGGAGGTCAAGCTAATACTCCTACTAATAATAATTATCAAGGGCAATCTGCTACTACAAATTTAGGAAGCGTTACAGTTCAGCTCGTAACTGATTCAGATGTTACAGGACAACAATTAACTGTTTCATTAGGAAGCGTTAGCCAATTATCTAATGTTTCATTTGCTGTTACTGGTCAAGGATTAACGACTACTTTAAATAGTGTAGTTGTAAAGAATAATCAAGGATTTTCAGTAACAGGATTATCTGCGACTACATCAGTAGGAACAGTATCTATAGTAGGGCAACAAATTGTTTCAATTTCTGGAATTTCTGCTAATATAAGTTCTGGTTCACCTAATTTCTGGCAACCTATACCAGGTGCAAGTAATTCGTGGACTGAAGTAGATACTTCGAGTACAAACACATGGACGGAGATAGCGGCATAAAATGGCATCAACTTATTCAACTAGATTAAAATTAGAATTAATGGAAGCTGGCGCAAACGCTGGTGTATGGGGTAACAATACAAATGAAAATTTACAAGTTATAGACGCTGCCGTAGGAGGCTATCTAGCTAAATCTGTAGCAGGAAGTGCTAACGTTACTTTAACGTCTTCTAATAGAGATCCAGATGTAGAAACTACTAATGAAGCCGCTAATAAAGTAATTGAATTTACAGGAACACTATCTGGTAATATTTACGTTTTTTTACCAGCAGTAGAGAAAGAATATATTTTTCATAATAATACTACAGGTTCTTATACTTTACATGTAGCACCTACTGGCCATGCAGCTAATGGCATAGCTATTACTCAAGGAACCCATACTGTTGCTTACGTTAAAGACGGAGATGATATGGTAGATCTTTTTGCAGATGGCACTAAATCTTTAGGAACTGTTAATGTAGCAGTATTAAACGCAACTACAGTAACTGGTGATGGTTCAGGTTTAACAGGAATAGAAGCTTTTCCTAGTTCAACTAAAATGTTATTTCAACAATCTGCAGCACCTACTGGCTGGACTAAACAAACTACACATAATAATAAAGCTTTACGTGTTGTAACAGGTTCAGTAAGTTCAGGTGGAAGCAATACTTTCGCTGCAGCATTTAATACTAATAACGCTGTTAGTGGAACTACTGGCGGAAGTGCAGTTACTATTTCAGGTTCAACAGGATCTCATACTCTAACTTTAAGTGAAATACCTTCACATAGACACTTAGAAGGTGGTCACGTTGAATTTGGTACTGGTGATAGCGTTAGTGCAGGTACTAGAAATACTGGTAACTCAAGTGGTGCTAAAAGATTTTATACTGATTATCAAGGAGGAGGTGGTGGCCATACTCACACTGCTGGTTCATTAGCTGGTGATTCACATACTCATAGTTTTTCTACTAACTTAAATTTAGATGTGCAATATGTAGATTTAATTATTGCAGCAAAAGACTAAATTGAAAATTGAAATTAAAGATAATTGTCCTCTCAATAATTTTACTCCTTGTAAAAAATTTGACTGTGCTTGGTTTACTCAAATAAGAGGCACTCACCCTCAAACTGGTGAAGAAGTTGACGAGTATGGCTGTGCTATTGCTATGCTTCCTATGTTATTAATAGAAAATTCTAGACAAAGTAGTCAAGCTGGTGCTGCAATTGAAAGTTTTAGAAATGAGATGGTTAAAGCTAATAATATTAGTAACTTGTTAAAATTAAAAAAAGGCTAATGTATACGAAAGTTCAATTCAGATCAGGAATAGATAAAGAAAATACTGAGTATGGTGCTGAAGGAGCATGGGTAGATTGTGATAAAGTAAGATTTAGATTTGGTCTTCCTCAAAAAATAGGAGGCTGGTTAAAAAAAGCAAGTACAGCTATGGTAGGAGCTGTAAGAGGAATAAAAGCATGGTTCGATTTAGACGGAAGTCGATATATAGGTTTAGGAACTAATAAGAAAGTTTACATTTTTAACGGAGGTAACTTATATAATGTTACTCCTATTAGACAAAGTAATACTTCTTTAACGAATATATTTACTACTACTAACGGAAGTGCTAACGTTACTGTAACTATTAATAGTCATGGAACTAGTGCTGGTGATTTCGTTATATTTGATACTATATCTTCATTAACTTCAGATACTAATTTTACAACTTCTAACTTTACAACAGGAGAGTTTGAGGTACAAGGAGTAGCAAACGGAAACGCTTTCTTTATACAAATGCCATCTGCTGAATCAGGCTCTGGTATAACTAATAAAGGAAACGGAAACGCTAAATTTGAGTTAACAACTGAACCAGATGTTCAAACTTTAGGCTATGGTTGGGGTACATCTACATGGAATACTGAAACTTGGGGTACAGCTCGATCTACTTCTAACGTTACTTTAGATATGGGTATGTGGAGTTTCGATAATGCTGGTGAAGATTTATATGGTTGGAAAAAGAACGATAGCACTTATCAATGGGATACTTCAGCAGGGTTAGCTAATAATCGTATGACAGCAGTTAGTAATGCTCCTACAGCTTCAGTTACTGGTTTAGTATCTACTCCTGATAGACATTTAATTTGTTTTGGAACTGAAGTAACGATAGGAACACCTAGCACTCAAGATACTATGTTAATTAGATGGTCAGATCAAGAAAATTTTACTCAATGGACAGCTAGTACAACTAATACAGCAGGCTCTCAAAGATTAGGTGAGGGAAGTAGAATAATATCTGCTAAAAAAACTAGAAATGAAATCTTAGTGTGGACTGATCAAGCACTTCACAGTATGCAGTTTGTAGGTCCTCCTTTTACTTTTGGTTTTAGATTATTAGGAACAGATTGTGGTGCTGTAGGATTAAACTCAGCAGTAGTAGTAAATGATACAGCTTACTGGATGTCAGAGGGAAGATTTATGATTTACAGAGGAAGTATTCAAGAACTTCCCTGTAGTGTAAAAAATTATGTTTTTAGTGATATTAATACAGCTCAAAATACTCAAGTGTATGCTGGTGAGAATAATGAGTTTAATGAAGTTATATGGTTCTACTGTTCATCTAATTCAAGTCAAGTAGATAGATATGTAATTTATAATTATCAAGAACAAGTATGGTATATTGGAAATCTAAGTAGAAGTGCATGGGTAGATCAAGGAGTATTTAGTATTCCTCAAGCTACTGAATACGATGCTAGTTCTACTGCTGCAACTTCAGATACTTTAAATGGAGTTAGTGCAGGTCGTAGCTTTATATATGAACACGAAACTGGTGAATCAGATAACGGAAATGTAATGAGCACGTTTATCACAAGTGGAGATGTAGATATAGCTGACGGAGATCAGTTCATGTTTATTAGAGGATACATACCAGATTTTAAAAACTTACAAGGAACTGTAAAAATGAATTTATTATCTAGAGAGTTTCCTACTGATACACAAACTCAGTCAGGAGAAAAAGATATTACAACTAGCACTAAACAAATTAATACTAGATCGAGAGGAAGACAAGTAGCTGTAAAGATAAGCAGTAATTCTACTGTAGACGATAGGTGGAGATTCGGAACTTTAAGAGTAGATGCTCGACCAGATGGTAAAAGATAATGGCGTTTAAGAGACCTCCTAGCCTTCCTATAGCTAGATCTGATAATGAACTAATAACAGTATACAATCAAGCTATTACTGACTTAGAGCAGTATCTATTAGAAATTACTCAGCCAGCAGAAACAGGTTTTACTACTAGTAATGTAACTCCTAATAAAAGTTTAGATCCTACATCAGCTAACTTGGCTACTGTCGCAAATACTTTAGCTACTTTAATAGATGCTCTAAAATCGAAAGGGTTAATTGGTTAATTATAGGAAAGCTACTTTAGAAGACGTAAAGCCTATTAGAAATTTACTACTAAACTGGCTTGATGAATCGCCACTAAGATTAGGAAAACCTAATACTAGGAAAGGAGATTCTTATATTTACGATATAATCTATAATAATTTTGTAATAGTAGCTGAAAAAGATAATAAAATCGTAGGAACTATATCAGTAGTTGATGAAGATACTTGGTATACAGATAAGAAGTTTTTTAGAGTTAATTGGCTCTATGTAGATAGTAAAAAAAGAAATAGTAGAATAGCAAAAAAATTGCTAGAATATGTTAAAGAATACGTTAAAATAAACAAAATGCCTTTGATACTTGAAATGACGCAAGGACATGATATTGATAGAAAACATCAATGGTTAATAAGACAAAACTTTGAATACCTTGGTGGCACATATGGAGATAATTTATAATGGGAAGCTTATTTAGACCTACATCTACAGTAGTACAAGCACCTAGTCAAGGTACAGTACAATATGAAATCCCACAATATTTTAAAGATTTACAAGAAAATGTATTTGCAAGAGCTAATGCAGCAAGTCAACAACCTTTTCAAGCGTTTGAAGGTGAACGTATAGCAGATTTAACTGCTCTTCAAAATGCTGCAATTACTCAAGCTGCAACTAATTTAGGACAGTTCGGTCAATCTGGTGTAATACCAGAAGCTCAAAATAGAGTTAGAGCGGCAGCTAATATAGCAGGAACTCAATTTACTACTGATATTGCGAATCAGTATATGAATCCTTTTATAGATACAGTTGCTAATAACGCAATAAGAAATTTACAAGAAGAATCTGCTAGAGCACAACAAACAGCTAGAGCACAAGCTGTTTCAAGAGGTGCGTTTGGTGGAGCAAGACAAGGAATACAAGAAGCTACTCTTCAAGCTGAAACTGCAAAAAGAGCAGGAGATTTAACAGCTCAATTACAAGCACAAGCTTTTCAAGATGCAGCAAATAGATTTGCTACTGATCGTGCTGTTGCAGCTCAAGGGCAATTGACTGCAGCTCAAGCTGTTCCTGGTTTACAAGCACAGTTAGGGGAGACAGGATTAAGAGAAGCGGCCGCTGCCACTCAATTTGGTGGGCTACAACAAGCAGTAAGACAACAACAGTTATTAGAAGATTATCGTGACTTTGTAGAACAACAAGGATTTGAAAGAGGACAATTAGGATTCTTATCAAGTATTCTTACAGGTGCTCCTATACGTTCTTACGGCGAAGAGCGTTCAGGTACAGTAGGTCAAGTTATAGGAGGGACTTCTCCTTTCGGTCAAATAGCAGGGGCTATTGGATCGGCTTATATGATGAGTGATTCTCGTTTAAAAGAAGATATTGAATTAGTAGGTAAATCTCCATTAGGAATAAATATTTATGAATTTAAATATATTAATAACCCTGATAGATATCAAGGTGTAATAGCACAAGAAGTGCCAGAAGCTTCTATTAACGTTAATGGTTTCTTAGCTGTAGATTATAATAAAATAGATGTAGATTTTAAAAAGCTGAGGTAGTATGTCAACGGCTTTAAATGTAAAAGAAGATTTTAATATTCTTCAAAACTTCATAAAAGAAAATAATCAAGAAGGTATAGATCGTATTTACGAAAAATATGGTGGAGAAGAAAGATTTGAAAACGCCATAATAAATTATGATGCAGCAAATGAAGGATCTCCTGGTATGGAAGAAGTAATGTCTACTGAAGAAATTCTCGCTGAAATGGACAGACAAGAAGATTTTGCTAACGTAACTCAAGATGCTACTTCTATTCTTTCTGATTTAGATAAGTTTAAAAACGCTGAAAAAGAATTTCAAAACTACGAAGAAAAAATAGCTCTTGCAGATAATATTATAAGTTTAGCTAATTTAAATGAACAGCAAGGAGATTTATTAAAAGAAAGTTTAGGGGCTAATAATAAAGGAATCTTCGGAACAATTACAGAAGGTGTTAGAAGCATAGGAGATATCTTTACAGGTAGAACTGATTTTGATTTAGATACTTTTAGGGCCGCCGCACTTACAGCTGAAAAACTACCAATAGGTTCAGAGAATGTCGGATCGCTTTACGGTGCTGCATTTACCGATACGCCTGGTAAAGAAGTATTTAAAGATAGACTAATGGATCCTAGAACTCAGTTCTTTTTACGATTAGCAAGAGAATCAGGAACACCTTCTTTCGCTTCTCCTTTCGCACGTGTTGCTAATGCTGCAGTTCAAACGGGTGAAGCTGAACAACAAAAATTATTAAACTTATTGAAGTATAGAGATAAAAATAAAACTACTGATAAAACAACAACTAAACAAATAAGATATACGATAAAACCTAACGACCCTTACTTTTCAGATTTAGGTTTTGCGTCAGGAACACCTGGCTATGCTACTGTTCAATTAGAAAACGGAAAAATAACAGACTATTTAGATTTTGCTTTATCTACTCAAAAAGTAGCAGAAGAAGGATTCGATCCTAAAGATTTTCCTATAATTGAAAGTGAAGATAAAAGAATTTTCACAGACTTTGATCTTAAGGCAAATCAAACACAAAGAAATATATTACAAGAAAATGTTAGATTAGCTTCACAATTAGAGGGGCAAAAAGGTATAACTAACGCAGATCAACTTTTATCGCCTATTGTAGAATTTGTAGCTCAAAAAAGTCCAGATCTTGCTAATACTCTTGCAGGAATAGTTAATAGAGAAGTAAAAGATTTTGAAATATTTAAAGATTTAGAAGCTAATGTGTTTGATCTTTTATTAGACGATCTTAAAAATTTATACCCTGTATCTGATAACGATATGAGAGTTATTAAAGCATCTAAACCTTTAGGGGCTTTTGGATTTGGTTTACGTTCATCTCAATTACTAGCTTTTAAAGAATATGATATTTTAAAAAATCAAGCTGAAAGAGAATTCATAATAAAGAATGGTCAAATAAATCAACAACCAACTTCCTTTTCAAGTAAAGGTATAGAGTATAATGGTAAAACATATTATACAGCGTCTAACTATGGAGATGCTGTCTTACAAGATAAGATAGATGCTGAGTGGAAAAAATCAGGAATTACAGATGAACAAATGAATAGTTGGGGTTTTAGAAAAGAAGACGGACAATACAGTAATGTTACTAAATTAATAGCTATAAACGGAGTAGAAGTTGCTGAAGCATTCGGAGAACCTAGCGATAAGATATTCTTATCAAAAAGTAAGGCAGCTGAAAGCTTATTAGACACTTTAAATTTACCAGCTGACCCTGACGCTTTAACTACGCCTTTAATTTTAAGTTTAGCAGAAGGAGAGAAAGCGAGACAAGAAATATTAAGATTAGATTCAGGACCAGGCGATGCTATATATGACGCTTGGGTACAAAAATATCCAGGTTTAGATATTAATACATCAATTATTATTCAACTTTATCCTAATTACGATGTTGATATTGAGTAAAAATGTCCAAAGAATTATTAAAAAAAATAGAAAATTCAAGCACATCTGAACTAGACACACTTATAAATGAATTAGATACTACAGCGAAAGAAGAAAAACAACCAAGTGTTTTAGGCTACGATGTTGACGTCATGAAGCAAGGCATTGACGATTACAATAAAGAATTAGAACAATACTTAATAGAAAAAGAAGTAAGATTTAAATTTCCTTTACAACCAGGAACAGAAGAGTTCACTAATGCAGTAGTACCAGAAAACGTTAAATTAGAATTTTTAGGAGATTTTGTACCTAGTAAAACTACGTCTTTAAAAATGCTAGGGTTAAATAGTCAAGAAACTGATAGTTATGCTAACTTCATGTACAATCTAATGTACGGCGCTTCTTCAAACATGGGTCCAGATATAATTAAAGAATATGTAGGAAATGTTATTCAAACGTTTAACCCTGGTCAAGATATTCAAATGGCGTATGCTGGTGAATTAGAACCAGAATCGACTAGAGATATAAACAGAATTCAAGAATTAAAAGATGCTGGATTTAATGTAGATGTAAATGAAAATTTATTATTGTATAAAGTAGGAGATGGTAATTGGTCAGTTGTAAATGAGCCTGGATTTTCTGAAGGCGATCTAGGATACTTTACTAAAGATATTGCAAGTGTTTTATTAGAAATACCAGCATACGCTAAAGGCGGACCAGTAGGAGCCGGTTTAGCTGCAGGGCTTGTAGAGTCAGTAGCTCAAATGGGTGCTTATATAACTAATCAAAAATTAGCAGGAAAAGAAGTAACTGCAGAAGAATTTAGAGAAAGATTCATAAACTCTCTACCAGATGCAGCATTTGTAGGAGTAAGTACAGCGTTATTAACTAAGATAGCAGATAAAGCATACCAGTTTGTTATGAGAAAATTAGGATCTCCTAAACAAAAACTTACTGATGCTGAGGTAGAAGAAAGCACTGCAGCTATTGAATCAGGTTCTACAACTATAAATAAACTAGATGAGATTAATAAAGACATACAAGAAGTAACAGGTAATAGTGCAGCTAAAGTTCAATTAACTTTAGGAGAAGCTACTGGTAGTTATGACTTACTTGCAAAAGAAAATAGTATACAAAAAATACCTGAATTAGCTGATAAATATAATCAAGCTTATAAACAAAAAATAATTTTATCTCAAAATAGTTTAGAAGAATATACAACTAAAATTTTAGGAGAAGAACCCACTCCTAAAACTCAAGTAGTAAGTGAGTTAGGAGAGAATATACAAACAGGAGTAAGTGAAGGTTTAGAAAAAAATACTCAAAAAATATTAGATAATTATACTCAAGATTTTTCAAGTTTTAGTAAAATATATGATTTAATAAATAAAAGTTCTGACGGAGGTATAGATTTATTAGAAAATACTAACTTCGTTACAAATATATTTAATCAACAAAAAAAATTACTCAACACTGAATTAGAAGCAATTGAAAATAACGTATCTAGAATATTAGGTAATTACTCTGAAGAGATAACTAATAATTTAGTTACTTTAAGTAGTTTTAGAAAAACTTTAAATTTAATAGATAACAATAGAAGCTTCTTAAGAGAATTAGATCCTAAAAGTGCTGAATATAGCATATTTAAAAATTTCTTAGATTTTACTAAAGAGGGTAGAAAAACTAAAACATTAAGCTTAGAACAAACTCAACAGCTTATACAGTATGTAGATGCTTTATCTTCAGATAGTTTTTCTGCCGCATTAAAAAATGTACCAGATGCTAAAAAAGCAGAGTTTAGACAGTTATTATCTGCGTTAAGAAGAGATCTAAGAAGAGGAGTTAATAAAAATTTAAGTAAAAATGATGCTAATGAATTATTTGCTAGTTACGATAATTTAAGAAATCTAAGAAAAGATTTCGATAATAATGTTATTAATGAATTATTCATACAATCTAAATCTGGCAAAGTAAAATTAGCAGACGGTCATATTATAAACCACGTGCTATCTAATGAAAGATTTGCTATTGAGATGGCAAGTATCTTAAATCAAACTCCTAACTTAGCTAAAAAAGCAGTATTTGAACAAGCTATAATAGATGATTACATAAAAAATGTTTTAGGTGATTTAAGTATTCCTTCAAGCGAACTTGCTAAGAAAGCAGATAAGTGGTTTGCTTCAAACAAATACATAGATAATTTTTTTACAGGAGAAAATAGAAACATTATGAAACTAATGCAATCTCCTAGAAAATTTGATCAATACGTTAAAACAATGAATAAAAGAAAAGAAAGTGCTTTAGGAAGAGTAAAAAAAGAATATGAAGAATTTACTAGTATGGATCCTGCAAATTATTTAGATTATTTTAAAAAAAATCCTACTCAATTTAATAAAATAATTAGTATTATTAAATCAGGAGATGCACCACTAGCACAAGAAGTGCGTAGACAAACTCAAAAATTCTTTTTAAGAGAATTTTACGATGCTACAACATCTTATGATGCTAGAGCTGGCATGTATGCATTTGACGGTGCTAAGCTTATAGAGTTTTTGAAAACTAATAACAATAGAGAAATGTTACTAAATATCTTTGGTGAACAAAGAGGTGCTAAATTTATAGGTGCTTTTGACGATATTGGAAATATTTTATTAAATTTTCAAAGAAAAATTACAGAAATAGAAAAAGAACCAGTAATAACTAGAGCAGCACTTGATATAGGTTTCGGTCCTTTGAATAGAAAAAGAACAATCTTAAGAGGAATTTCTAAAGCAATAAAATTATTTGGTGCTGAAGACTATATGGATAACGTATTAGATGTAGAAACATATATAAAAACATTACTTGATCAAGAAAAACTAGGAACAGTAACCGCTGTGTCAGGAACTCAAGCGATTGAAGCAGATCAAGAACCACCTAAAAAAACTTCAATGGTCGATAAAATAGTAGAAAGTGTAGGTTCGTTAGAGATATTTAACTAGTGTTTCTTAGTAAAGTAGTAAAAGGCACTAGTGCTGAACATTCAGCGATTTCTTGGTTACTAAAAAAAGGTTATCATGTTTTTAAAAATGTACATGTTACTGGTTTTATAGACGTAGTTATATTTAATGGTAAGGAACTAATAGGCTTAGATATTAAAAGTGAAACATTTAGAAAGAAAAATGGTCAAATGATATATAGAAAACCTACTAGTAAACAAGATAAATATGGTGTAAAATTGCTATTCGTAAAAAAGAACGGAGAGTGTTATTTTGGAAGCAATTAAACAAAGAATAATAAAACACGAAGGTAAAATAAATAAGATATACAAAGATTCTTTAGGTCTTAAAACTTTTGGTGTAGGGCACTTAGTATTACAATCTGATGACTTAGAAGAAGGAGTAGAATACTCAGATGATATCGTTATGCGATATTTTGAAAAAGATTTTCAAACAGCTGTAGAAGATGCTAATAAATTTATTAATAAAGATGAACATCCAGAAGACATATACGGAGTTATTATAGAGATGTGTTTTCAATTAGGATATCCTCGTCTTTGTGGATTTAAAAAATTTAAAGCTGCACTAGAAAATAAAGACTATACTACAGCTTCTGTAGAAATGTTAGATAGTCGTTGGGCTAAACAAACTCCTAATAGAGCAAACGATTTAGCTAATATTGTGAGGAACGTCTAATGCTTTTAAATTTAGTTCCTACGATAATAAAAGGAGTTGTTGACGTTGTTAAAACTAAAACTGAAACTAAAAAACTTATGGCTGAAGCTGAGCAAACGCATGTTAGAAAGATGGCTGAAGGCGAAATTGATTACGCCATCGCAACACAAAAAAATATGCAAAGCTCTTGGCGTGACGAATGGTTCACAATTATACTCTCGATTCCACTCATTATAGTTTTTGCTGCAATATTTTTAAATAAACCTGAGTGGATTACAAAGTTAAAAGAAGGATTTATTACTCTAGATGAACTACCAGACTGGTATATATGGGCGTTATTGGCAGCAATAGCAAGTTCATTCGGACTAAAAATATCAGATCTTGCAATTAAAAAATTTAAAAAGTAATGGCAGATCCAAAAAAAGGAACTGGTAAAAAACCTAAAGGGAGCGGTAGAAGATTATACACAGATGAAAACCCTAAAGATACTGTCGGTATTAAGTTTGCTACTCCGACTGACGCACGGAAAACGGTCGCAAAAGTGCGAAAAGTTAAAAAACCGTATGCACGAAAAATTCAAATCCTTACTGTTGGCGAACAAAGAGCGAAAGTAATGGGAAAAAGAGAAGTTGCCAGTATATTTAAGAAAGGAAAAGAAAGTTTAAGGAAAAAGCATAAGAAGAAAAAATGAAATTAGGTTATTTCTATCTCTTCTGTGCTTTCATGACTGTCGTTGTCATGTTTTTTTCTATTAATTCTAATGCTGAAACTAACACTGTTAGTTCTACGGTTGTTACGAATAATACACCGCCTACTGCAAATGCCCCCTCTATAATCAATTCTAATTCTGATATTTGTAAAGTAGGTGTAGGAGCAAGTGTACAAAATAATATTGTAGGACTTGCTAGTGGCATAGTAATAGATGATGAGCTATGCCAAAAACTAAAGCTAAGTCGTAGCCTTTATGCTTATGGTATGAAGGTTGCGGCAGTGTCTGTCTTGTGCCAAGACCCTCGTGTTTGGGACGCTATGACAGATGCTGGCACCCCGTGCCCTGCGAAAGGCTCTATCGGAATAGAAGCTCAAGAGTATTGGTCTAATAACCCTGATGAAATACCAGACGGAAGTAAATATAAACCAGAGTATGTTTCACAAAAAATAGAAGAACAACCAACAGGAGATAACGATGGTCTTAAGAATTTTGGCCTTATGGCTCTTTCTTTACTGCTCTTATTCTAGAGCTGACGTATGTCTTCCTAACACCGAAGGTTTATGTGAACCTGGCGTTACTGTAGTCGAAGATATACAAGTAGAAATAACTGAAGAAGACTTAGGAACAGAGATAGTTACGACAACTACTACGACAACTACAACCACTACTCAAACTGTTACAAACGAAGATTCTGGAGACATCCTAGACGGAGATAATAACTATGTAATTTCTAATAAAGAGGGCGATATGGATATTGATTGGGGTGGCCAGGGTCCAGCATCCATGCCCTCGGGTAATACTTGCGGTCAATTAGGAACTGATAAGTGTGCTCAGATTACTGGTAGTGGTAATTCTACATCTAGTATGGGCGTAACAGGCATGGGTACAACTTTCATAAACAGCGTAGATATTTCAGATCTTAACATAGAAAGAGGTGGAGAGGTAAGATATACAATTGAAGTAGATAAACGAGATGCTCAAGATAGAATATACATGCATATTACTGGTCGTAACGGAAAAACTAATATATTTCAAGGAACAGATATATTATCGGAAACTGGCGTAGCCTCAGGTTATCAATCTTATAACGGCTCTTTTGATTTTTCTGGCACTATAAGCACTGTTATTATAGAAGTAGGAGGTAGAGATATAAACTTAGCTATAGGCCCTCTATTTGATGACGTAACTGTAAATGTTTTATATAATGTAGTATCTACATTAATCGAGCAAGAAATAACTACTCTTGAACAAATATATTATTTAAATATTTTTGACCCTACTGAATTAGATTTTGTAGAAGAAGTCTTTGAGTTTAACGATATTAGTGTTGATGACGGAGAAATAAATTTTACTCCGATTGAGCCAGAACCTGAAGAAATTACTTTTGCAAGTGTTGAATTAGAGATAGCTGAATTTGAATTAGAGTTACCAGAACCTGAAGTAGAAATTGTAGAAGTAGAAACAGAAGTTGAATTAGAGATTGAAATAGAGATAGAAGAAATAGAAGTTGTAGAAGCTGAGCCTGAAGAAGAAACTATCGAAGAATCTCAAGAAGAATTACAGGAACCAGAACAAGAAACGCCACAAACAGTACAAAAAGAAGAAGATCAAGAAGAAAAGATAGAAGAAGAGAAACCATCTAAACCTAAATTATCAAATAAAGAAAAAGCTGCTACTAAAATAGTAAAGAAGATTGACGATAAAGCTAGATATGATGAATCAAATCAAATGAAAACGTTAATAGTTATGCAAATACTAGGAGATACAAAAGCTTTTTTCGATGCTCAATCTGTAATTCAAGACACTAATGTAGAAGAATATTTGTTAAAGACATTGGAAGACAAATATGGTATATTGTTCAACAATTCACAAAACAACACTATGGAACGAATGATTAATGGCCAGTATTGAGTATCAAGGTATAAAGTTTAGTGGCGGTAAATTCTTTATTATACTGTCTTTATTAGGGGCTATTATAGGTGGAGGCTGGTCTGCTTATAAATTTTATGACGATTATCTAGATATGAAAGCACAAATACAAAATTTTGTATCTCCTGATCTTAGTGGTTTTGATAAAAAAATTGCTCTAGTAGAGCAAGAGTTAGAAATGATAAAAACTGAAATATCTATGATATTAGAAGAAGTAAGCTTAGTTGCTTCTACTGCAAAAGAATTAAAAGATGATTTAAAAACAGATTTACGCCAAATGGAAGGCGATATTAGACATATAACTGAAATCGTAAATGATGTAGAAGATCGACAGAAAGAAGATGCTAGAGAATTATTAGATGAGATAAAAATATTAGAAGATAATTTAGATTTAAAGATAAATAAGGCACTGAATAATCCGTTGAATAATATGTCGGCTAATGTAAAGTAAAACTATGAAGATTGACCTAAAAACAGCTACTCCGTACATCGTAATGATAGTAGGATTTGCTATGACATGGGGTATGTGGAAATCTAGGCTAGAAGCAGTTGAAAATAAAGTGGATAGTGTTACTCAAATGCAACTAGATATAGCTGTAATAAAAGAAAAAATCGTTCAAATGGACGATAGAATGGCTTGGATAGAAGAATTTCTAATTAAAAATTATAAAGAATATTAAATCCATTCTTTCCAATTATCTCCTGTAATACTATCTGCTAAAGACTTTTTGTTTCTAAGAGATTCAAATATTTTTTCATCAATAGTTTTAGGCGTTACAAAATCTATATAAGTAACTTTATTAGTTTGACCAATTCTATGAGGTCTATCTTCAGATTGTAGTCTTACTTCTAAATCATAACTATTAGCATAGTAGATAACAGTTTTAGCATTAGTTAAAGTAAGACCATAGCCACCCGTTCTAGGTTGCCCTATAAAATAATCTATTTCACCAGCTTGAAACTGTGAAACTATTTCTTGTCTATCTTCCGATTTAGTATCTCCATAATATGTAGCACAAGTTTTATCTTTCATATTCTTTTTTATAGCGTTTTCTATGTCTTGAATAGATCTAGTATAGTTAGACCAGATTATAACTTGACCTTCTGTTTCTTCTAATACTTGTATTAACTCAGTTATTCTAGGGTTTACCTTATCTATTTCCTCTAACTTACCATCATCATACTTTACGAAGCCACACATAATCTGCTGTAGTCTTAGTAATCTTGTAATAACTAGAGGAGCAGATACAGATTTTTCTTCCGATAACTCTATGTAAGCTTTACGTCTTAGTATGTCATATACTTTCTTTTGCTTTGAAGTCATCTCTATTTCTCTTTTTATATAAATTTTATCTGGTAAATCTAAACACTCAGCTTTAGTTACCCGATAAGAGTAAGGTTTAATTACGTCTTGCAACTCATCTAAGTTTTGATAATCTACTATTTCATCAAATGTTCTCATATTTATTGTTCTTCTACGAAGCACGCAGTATCGATTACGAAAACCATAAAACGAAGACTGTAAAATATTATCTGAAAGAAAAGACATTTGAGTGTATATATCTACAGGTCCTGCTGTTACTGGTGTTCCTGTAAGTATTCTACGATACTTTGCCATATTAGAAATTTTTAATAAGTTCTTAGTTCTTCGAGCAGTCTTATGTTTAATAGTAGAAGATTCATCTATAACTACCATAGACTTATGAACATTTAAAAATCTTTGAGTATAATGTAATCCTTTTAACGTGCTAAAAGCTTCTATGTTAATAATAAATACTTTTAAACCATCGTGGTTTTCTTTCATAAATTTAGTTAATCTTTCTATGTTTTTCTTAGTTTCAGTAGGATTCCATATCTCCATGTAAATAGAATCAAGGACATCATCTGGCATATGTATAGGTATTTCTAATTTTAGCCAGTTTCTATAAACACCTTTAGGTGCTACTATTATAGCACTATCTATGCTACCTTTTCTTGCTAAATGAGTAATAGTATCTACTATTACTTTAGATTTACCAGTTCCTTGTTCCATAAACAAGGCATAATATTCTTCATCACGAGACATTTTAAACACGTCCCATTGATGTTTAAATGGTTTAGTTTTATATTTATAATCTATAAATTCATCATCACTAAAAGATACTTGCGTCATTATTTTTTCTTTCTGTTTATTTTTAAAAATTAATTTATACTATATCGAATAATTAAGAAAGGAGAAACAATGAGTTCTAGAGTATATATAGTACAAGAGAATCCATCTGTAAACGTTATGCCAGCCGCAAGATATGGTGAGTTAGACGTAATCTTTCCTTTCGGTAGTCAAATAGTATTTTCATCTAATCGAGCAGTAATAACTGTTAGAAAAAAGTTAAAAGACTTTACAGATGAAGACTATATATTAGCCATGGGAGATCCCGCTGCGATTGCTATAACGGCTATGGTAGCTGGTGATATTAATAATGGCTTCATTAAGTTATTGAAATGGGATAAGCAAACTAAAGCTTATTATTCAGTATCTATTGACTTATTCGGAAGAAAGGAGAAAGATAATGTCAAGTAACGAAATATTTAGTAGTCTAGAAGAAGACGCTAAAAAACAGAGGGAAATACCTACTGACGAAAAACTTTCTAAATTAACATCTATATGTCGTAGATTAGTTAACAAAGAAAGAGAATACTCTGATTATAAATCTTTAGCTAGTAAATCGTATGAAGAGTTAAAGGATATCAGAGAAAAAGAAATACCAGACGCCATGATGTCTTTAAATATAAGTAAGTTCGTTATGGACGATGGTACGGAAATAGCTGTTAAAGATGAACTTTATGCTAGTATAAACGAATCTAAGAGAAAAGAAGCTTTAGAGTGGTTAGATAATAACGGTCTAGGTGATATTATTAAACATGATATAACTATATCGTTTGCACGTGGAGAGCACGAAGAAGCTGAAAGAATTAAAGGAGTTTTACAAGATAATGGTCAAGATAGTTATTTAGAAAAAGCTACTGTACACCCTCAAACTTTAAAAGCTACTTTTAAAGACTTGAGAAATAAGGGTGAAGAAATACCAGATGGTTTATTTAATTGGTATGAAACACCTTTGGCTAAAGTAAAATTATCGAAAGGAGAAAAATAAATGCCTGAGCAAAAGACAGTTGTAAAAAAAGAAGAACAGAATATAGTTTTAGCTGAGTTACAGCAAGAAATTATAGCTGATTCTGGTAAAGGTCTTCAGAATGTAAAGACTGAAGATATGAGTATTCCTAGATTAGCGATTGTGCAATCTGGTAGTCCTCAAAGAAAAAAGAAAGACGATAAGTATATTGACGGTGCTGAAGAGGGAGATATCTTTAATACTGTAACTAATACTCTCTATAAGGGAAAAATTAGAGTAGTACCATGTGAGTTTATAAAATCATATGTAGAATGGATACCTAGAGAACAAGGAGGTGGTTTCGTACAAGCCCATGAAACTAGACCTACTGATCTTACTAAGAATGATAAAGGTAAATTCATACTTCCTAGTGGTAATGAACTTGCTGATACAGCTGATCACTATGTATTAGTAGTGAATGAAGATGGCTCTTACGAACCAGCAGTTATGTCTATGACTAGTTCTTTATTAACTGTTTCTAGAAATTGGTTAACTAGAATGAAACTTCAAAAAGAAGTTATAGGTGGTAAGATGATAGAACCTCCTACATTCTATTACGAATGGGAAATAGAAACTACTGAGAAAGACAACGATCAAGGAACTTGGTTTATTTATAGAGTAGGAGATGCTAAGCCTATATCTGACCCTAATATCTATAAAGAAGCAAAAGCTTTATCTGAATCTATTAAAAGTGGTGAGAAAAGAGCTGCAGCAGTTGACGGTGATGATATTCCCTTTTAATGCTTGCAGAAAACTTTCATAGTCTATTTAGTGGATTAGATCGTGCTTATGGTAGATATGATGTTGACTCAGATCAATCAGGAGTAAAACAATCTGGTACTGCTAGAACAATACCTGAAAAACTAACAACGAAGCAATGGGAACTACATTTATTAGGCATGCAAGGCCTAGGTGTAGTTCCTATTCGTGATGATGCTAAAGTTTTATGGGCAGCTATTGATATTGACGAATACGACTTAGACGTAGATACTTTATCAAAGAGCCTAGGAACATCCCCTTTCATACCTTGTTTAACTAAATCTGGTGGAATTCATCTGTATTTATTTTTTAATAAAGCAGTATCTGCAAAATTAGTAGTGGATAAACTAAGACAGATAACTTCAGCACTTGGAAAGCCTAGTGCTGAGATATTTCCTAAACAAGTAAAGCTAGTTACAGATCGAGGAGATGTAGGAAACTGGATAAATATGCCTTACTTTGGTGGAAAGCGTTCTACTAGATACGCTATTTATAACGGAGAACATATAACAGATCCTGAAGCTTTTATTAAACTTGCTAACATTAGAAAAATAGATAGTGTTGACGAAATTAAAATTCCACAACTTAAGGAAGAAAATAAAAAATTATTACCTGACGGACCTCCTTGTTTAAAATATTTACTACAACACGGATTTCCTCAAGGCACAAGAAACAATTCATTATATAACATAGGAGTATATTTAAAGAAAGCACACCCTGACGAATGGGAAGAGAAGATAGAAGAATACAATCACAATTACATGGAACCTCCTTTAAAATCTAAAGAAGTGCAAACAATTATTAAATCATTAGAGAAAAAAGATTACAATTATATGTGTTCAGAACAACCAATTAATGCGTTCTGTAATAAACCAGTTTGTTTAACTTGTAAGTTTGGTATTAGCGATAATGGAAATTTACCAGCAATTAGTGGTATAACTAAAATTAATACAGATCCTCCTACTTATTTCGTTACTGTTAATGATCAGAGAATAGGACCTATCGATAGTTTAGAGATTATTAATCAAAAAAACTTTCAAAGAGTGGTATTCGAGAACATGAATACTCTCATGCCTATCGTAGCTCAACCACTTTGGCTTGAAACAATTAACGAATTAATGGTTAGAATGGAGGTTGTAGAGGTAAATTCAGATAGTTCTAATAGAGGAAGATTACTAGAATTATGCGAAAGATTTTGTACAGGAAGCACTTCTTCTGATATAATAGAAGACTTGTTACGAGGTCATGCAGTTACGCAAGAGAACGTAACTATGTTTAGAATAAACGATTTTATGGAATTCTTAGAAAAACATAGATTCAAAGAATTTAAGTTACATGAAGTAACTGCTCATTTAAAAGAGTTTGGTGCTGAACATTTAACCAAGAAGATTAAGGGTAAACACGTTAATCTATGGTCTATGGCTAAGTTTAAGAGACAAGAAGAGGAATTTACAAAGCCTAAGATACAAGATGAAGAACAGGAGATAGAATTCTAATGGAACAGGAAAGGTGCGAAAAATGTGGGTGTGTATGTCATAGTGAAATGACTTGTATTTGCGATAATAACTGTGCTATTTGTAACTGTAAAGTATGCACTAAAAAAGATATTATTGTAAAAGTTGAAGGAGTAGGAATAGAGGTAAACGAATGAAACGAGGTTTATGGGCTAACATTCATGCTAAAAGAAAGCGAGGTGCTAAAATGCGAAAAAAAGGAGCAAAGGGTGCACCTACTAAAGAAGCTTTTAGAAGGGCAAGAGCCACTTCAAAAAAATAATTAAGAAAGGATTTTTTTGTATTTATTTTTTGATACAGAGACAAATGGTCTTTGGCGTAGAGATTTAGAAGCTACTAATGTAGAGCAACCTCATCTAGTGCAATTAGCTGCACAGTTAGTTGATGAAGATGAGAAAGTTGTAAATCAATGTTCAATGATTATACAACCTGAAGGCTGGTCTATTCCTAAAGAAGCTGAAGATATACATGGTATATCTAATGAAAAAGCTAGTAAGTATGGCGTTCCTTTAATAAGTGCATTATCAGTTTTTAATAGTATGGCGTCTTGCGCACATACATTAGTTGCTCATAATTTATCTTTCGATCTACAAATTATTGCTAGAGATTTTAGTTATTTAAAAAAATCTTTTAGACAACCTAAAAATTTACATTGTACTATGATGAGTACAAAAGACATTATAAAGTTAGAAAGTGATTTTGATGATTATAAATTTCCTAAGTTAGAAGAAACTTACAAACATTTTTTTAATATATCTTATTTCGATTGGCATGATGCTTTAGCAGACGTTCAGGTTTGTAGAATTATTTACTTTCATTTAGTTAATAAAGATATTGAGCTTAAACCGCCTAGAGACATACCTAAAAAATTAATTAAAATTATGAATTCTAATGAGTATGATGAATTAATAGGTTTAATTGAAAAAATAAATAGAGATAATATCAGCGATTGGGAATCAAACTTTCTTTCAGATCAAGAAGAAAGAATTGAAAAGTATAAAGAAAAAGTAATGATATCTGAAAAACAGATGAATATAATAAGGAGAATGGCAGAAAAATGAAAACAGTTGTAGTAACAGGGGCAGCAGGATTTTTAGGTAGGAACTTATGTGAAAATCTTTTGAATAAAGGTTATGTAGTAATAGGAATAGATAACTTTCTTACAGGAAGTCAATATAATGTATTTGAACATGAAAATTATTATTTTTTTGAAGCTGATATAGTTAAAACAGATCTTTCTATGTTACTAAGAGATTTTAATAGGTGGGGTATTAGTTATATTTATAATTTAGCATGTCCTGCTTCACCAGATCATTATAAAACTCATGCTTTTCAAACTTTAGAAGCTTGTTATACAGGAGTAAGAAACATTGTACAATATGCTTTAGAGCAAGGTAATGTTCGTGTACTTCATACTTCAACTAGTGAAGTTTATGGAGATCCTCAATTACCAGAACAAGTAGAAACTTATTGGGGAAACGTAAATTCTTT